CCAATTCGCGATAAATTTATAATAAAAAACCCCATAAAGATGAGGTTAATTATTTACAATTATGTGCGTTACTCCCCTAGCTTCCCCATAGTTTTCTACTGAGTTTTCCTACTCCTAGCTTTTCGAGGTCTTTATCTTGCAACATTCTTATTTGTGTTGTAGAAACTAAGTCTCTTGTGCCATCAGGGAATCTTAACCTAGCTTTCACACCCGTCGGGGTATCAGTTAATCCCATCACTTCAGCATATTCTTGAATACCTTTTCTAGTAATCTTGCAAATTCTCATTTGAACTCCTCAGGTCTTAAATTTATTATTAATGTTTCTTCTAGCAACTTCAAAGCAGATTTTGGACTCTTTTCTAAACCCGCTAGGGCTTGATAGTCTACTGCTAATATCTCTGCTACTTTCTCTACTAACTCTTGCTTGGTGACTGGCTTTTCACCCGCTTTGGTTAGATATTCTGTTTTTTGGTAAACACCTTCTCTAGATAGCTTCCCAATAACACTTTTTATGGATTTATCCAATTCTTCCGCTAATTCTTCTACTGTTTCTCTAGTAGGATTAGCACTATACCTATCTTTCATTAGGCTCACCATATCTGATGTATAATTTATAGCCATAAGTCCTCCTCAATTTTTTCTATTTCTCTTAGAGTTCGATATATACTCAAACCCCACTTTTCACTACATATATGAACAGCTTCATCATGTCCATACTCCTGTTCAGCATCATGCCAATCTTGAGCTAGTCTTTCTTTTCTAGTCATCTCTCGTGTCACTTTGCACTCTCCCATAGGCTTCTATTAGTTCTTGTCTACTAAATTTCTTACCAAAGGTATGAATAACCTCATCGTTTTTGTACCTGTCTATCCAGCCACCATTGTATTCTACATCTATGACACCACCCTCTTTAGTATCTTCAGGTCTGTCATCATAATGCATCGTATCTGTACTATGTCCATGAATACTTTTGACTTCAATAGCCCACTTTTCTGCAGCGATTAGTAATCTTTGTCTGTCTACTAGCTCGCTGTACTGCCCCATTACTTAGTCCTCTTAAACTTAAATGTTTCTTTTATGCCAACCCATCTGTCGTGCATAGCGTCCATAAATCTATTGAATTTATACTGAAAGAAATCACTTCCACCTTGTTCGTTTAGCCAGTTAAGTATAAACATAGTCAATACTACCCAAAAGGCTAAACTAAAGATGTAATTAAAAGTATAGTAAGGGAATAAAATTATGTCGTTTAATAACTCCATTAAATATCTCCTACCTCACGCTTTTCACTTCGTGCTACTTCAAAGCCATTTGGATATCTAGCTTCTAATTTTTTAATATTTTCGTCCATTACTTCGTCAGGTGTATAACCTAGTGCTATACAACCCTGAATCCAATACCAAAGTATGTCGCCCAGTTCTCTTTTCATATGGAAGCGGTTCTCTTCATTGAACTCTTTACCTTGAAATACCATTTTCTTTAGTACTTCTGTAAATTCTCCACTCTCAGCAAGCATACCGATTGCGCTTGTCATTACTCTCGGCAAGTTCATATTGTCCTGAACATCTAGCTTACTTGTGCTATCTATAAATGCCATAAAGTTTTTAGACTCCCTACTTGTTGTAGTGTCTACAAACTTAGCATAATCGTTAATTTTGCTCATTTTACTACTTCCTATATAAATTTAATCCAAGAAACGCCTCTCCGTTAGGTGTTTCGATTTTTTGATTTCCAGAGCTGCTGGCAATAATGGTAGATTTACCACTAGCGGATTTGCCAAACTCTACATTTGTGTCTATGATTATGGTCAGAGTGCCATCAGTATCTAATCCATACTTAATGCCTTTGCCCATATTTTTTACTTCATATTCCATACTATCTCCCTTGCCCGCGATACTTTTTATGCGAGCGCTTTTTACTTTTATTCATGGTAGACATAGCCACTTTACAGCGTCTACCTCTACCCCCATTGCCTTGTGAAGTGCATTTTCTAGTAGCTGTTATACCAGTCAATCTTCTACTGTATATTGCCACTATTCGTTCTCCTCAAACCATGCCCAGACTAACTCATCAAAGAGTTCATCATAGCATCTGCCTGACTCTTTCCATTCATCAGACCAATCAAACTCATCGCTAGATAGGTCGACTTTATACTCTTGTTCAAATCTTGAAGTTAAGTCTTCGCCATCTATTTCTTCATAGTCGTCATCTTTCCATACACCTATGAAATTCCTAAATTCATCTTCATATCTACAGCATACTACTACATTTATATCAAAAGATTGTAAATGTTGTACTAATTTAGACATATAAGGTATAATTGGACTCCATGCGCTTATGATATACGCTTGACATTCGTCTGCGTCCTCTATATGTGCCCACTTGGCTCCCACATTCTCGCAGCCCCAATCATACCAATTATCATCGCTATAGCCACTTAAGAACGGGTGCTTTTGGATTTCCTTCCACTCCCTTACTTGAATCGTGCCATCGCCATGATAACTAGGTCTTTCAACTGTTTCGTGGTAGTTAGTGAACAGCTTGTCCCATTCTTTCTGGCACTCTTCATTGCCATCAAAAATAATGTAATTACTTACGTGATTTGCCATCGTTTTACTACTCCTCTGGTGGCTCCGACCAATCTATGTTGCTTGGTAGTTCCACACCTGTTATCTCGCATAGTCTGTAGAGCATATCCTCGTATGCGACTGTTAATTGTATTACTTCCTCGTTTATGACTTGTAGCTCATCAAGTCTGAGTTTTATTTCGCTTTCCAACTCCGTCATTTGTTTACGGAGTTCCTCGCCCTCTTTTACAGTAGGGAACTGTATCACTTTACCCACTTTTGGACTCCGCCCACATAATACCGACTGTCAACGCTAGTCCACATATTATGCCGAATAAAAATAATATCGTTTCCATACTTACACCGCCTCAGAATTAGGTCGCTTCCATACTATATTTATGCCACGACGGGTTAATTCATTTAAGCACTTCTGCTTAATTTTAGGTTTAGCATTGTTCGCATTGAGATAATCAATGAGTTCTTGCTTAGGTGTATTTTTGATAAAGTATTTCTTTGTTACTGGCGTTCCGCGGACTCCTCTACCTCGACCTACGAACTCTACGCCGTCTTTTTTAAATTTTGTTGGCATCTTCTTCTCTCCTATGCTTTTCTTGAAGTTCTACACCGAGTATAAATTCTAGTGACTCAGCTAACTTCGGGTTAATTTGTACTAACTGTTCACCAAAATTTGCTATTTTTACTGAATCAGTTGCTATTTCTTCTATTTGTTCAATGATTTTTTGTACTTCCGCCATTGTTTCCTCCTTTCTTTCCAAAATGATTCGCTCAAGACTTTGTCTGCCGCGTACAATATTATTGTAATTAAAGTGCGCCACGCCAAGTAATGTAAAGGCATTTTGTCGATAGAGCATGTTGTTTTTAAGTTTTTCTGCATATTTCATAAACACAAAAAGCGACACATTACTGCGTCGCTTTCCTACTACTGTACAACTCCATTGATTGTGATTTGCCCAACTTTGCTCTCTAGCTCATCGAACTTAGCTTTAGGGTCAACATATTCGATAGCTGTGCCATCACAATATCCTACCATCTTTCTACGCTTGATTTCTTTGCGTGCCATGCTGCCGTCAAAGTCTTGCTGTATAGCCATGCTTTGAAGTTGCTTGTCTGTGTGTCCGAATAATAATACTGTGTTCGCCATGTTGTTCTCCTTTCTTGCTTTTGTTATTTTTTAATATAGATATATTATACTTGGAATTTTGATGTTTGTCAAGAACTATTTTGAGCATGGCATAGAATTTTGATGTGATTGTTTTGAAGATAAAAATAACCCCGCGCTTTGGCGGGGTATAAAAACTGTGTGTTTTGTTTTTAGTGGTGGGATAACGCATACCCTACTCACTTGCGAACTGAGACTGCTTACGTGCGTAAAAGGCTTAGTGTCTCGCCTGTTGTCCATGACCGAAGTCAAGCGGCTTCTCGCTTATTTACTCTCTACTTGGTGGAGCGACCACTACTTTCAAAAGATTTCCTCGTTTTCCTACTTAGTTTGCACCTTCCGTTTGTCTAGGCATTTTGTTCGCTTGTCTACCGAATCGGTTGCAGAGGCGACTATTACAGTCTACGAGTTAGTTTCTTGTTAATAAGGAGAGTATAGCTTGGCTAAAAGCACCAATCGTTTCTCTACTCTCGTCATATTCACTTTCAGTGCCAAATGCATTGGCGGAA